CCCCGCCGCTCGCCGGATCGTCGCCGTGCAGCCGCAGTTCGAGCGCGATGCGCACCTCGCGCCCGGCCTCGGTCTTGGTGCCCCAGTCGGTCGAGGCGGAGGCGACCAGTGCGAGCCACGGGGGCGAGGCGCGCTCCACCTCCGCCTCGTCGACCAGATTGATCGCGTCCATCAGCGCCGGATCGGCGCGCAGGTGATCGAGCAGCGCGGCGCGCAGCCGGGTTTCCATCAGTCGTCTCCGAAATGAGGCCAGAGCCGGTCGGGCGAGCGCCACGGATTGCCGCCCATCCTGTGGGCGCGGGCGTCGAGGCGCTTGAGCGCTCGCCGCTCCAGCGCATGGGCCAGGCGGTCGAGCGCGGGCATCCGCACGCGGATCATCCCGGCCATCACGCCAGCCTCAGCACGCGCCAGGGACGCCACAGCGCCGCGATCGCGGCGGGTGGCTCGCCGCCCGCAGCCTCTCCCTCGCGATGGAGGAAGGCGGCGAAGCGCAGGATGCCGTGGCGAAGGCCATCGGGCAGACCGGGCCAGTCGGGCGCGAGCCCCGCCTCCAGCGTGACCACGACGCGACTCAGGTAAGGGCCGTTGCGCAGCCGCAATTGCGCCGAGCCGTCGCCTGAAAGATGGAGGTCGTAATCCTCCTCGCCCAGCGCGGTGCGCGTGCCGTCATCGGCGAGCCGCTCGATCGTCGTGAGCCGCGCGATCGGTCGGCTGGCAAGCCGCGTCCATTCGTGGCTCGCCTCCAGCACCACCTCGATGGTCGAGGCGATCGGAGTGAGGGTGGTGAACCGCTCGCACGCCTCCAGCGCGGCCCCGATCAGGCCGGTCAGCTGCGCGTCGTCGGCCGAGCGGGTAATGCCGAGCCAATGCTTGAGCTCGGTCAGCGCGGGCGCGAGATCGCCGGTCGCCAGCACCGTGCGTATCATGGCGGTCTCCTGAAATGATCGTCGTGAAAAAGGCGCCCGCGTCGGCCGGGGGAATGGGGGGAGCCGACGCGGGCGCGGCGGCGCGGTTGCGGGAAGGGCCCGCCCGCGCCGCCCGGCGTCAGGCCTCGATCCGCAGCAGCTTGATCGCTGCGCTGTCGAGCACCTGCCCGCCGATCCGCTTGGTCGCGTAGAAGTGGACGAAAGGCTTGTTGGTGAAGGGATCGCGCAGCAACTGTGTCGCGCTGCGTTCCGCGATCAGATAGCCGTGGCGGAAATTGCCGAAGGCGATCGGGTACGCGCCGCCCGCAATGTCCGGCATGTCCTCCGCCTCGACCACCGGATAGCCCAGCAGCCGGACCGGCTGGCCCTCGATCAGGCCGGGCTGCCACAGGAATGCGCCGTCGCTGGTCTTGAGCTTGCGCACCTCGGCCAGCGTGGTCGAGTTCATCACGAAGCTCGCGCCCTGGCGGTGGCCCGCCTTCATCGTGTGGACGAGGTCGATCAGCTTTTCTTCCGGGTCCGTTCCGAAGCCGGTCGCATCGCCGGTGCCGACATATTGCACGCTGCCGAAGGCGCGCGCGGCATCGCCCAGCGTGCTGGTGGGGGCCTTGAGGAAGCCCTTGGGCTGGTTGGTGCCGGAGCCGTTCACGAAGGCGGCACCTTCGGCGCGGGCGAACTCCATCGCGATCTCGCTCGACAGCCAGGATTCCAGATCGAAGCCCGCGTCGTCGAGCATCGCCTGGCTCGCCGCCGGGTTGGCGTAGAGGTCGCCGCTCGGCGGGGCGATTTCGGCAAAGCTGGGCGTGTCGGTCTCGGGCCGCTCGGCGGTCTCGCCCGCCCAGCCGCTGGCGGTGCCGCCGGTGGTGACCAGCTTGCGATAGCCCGCGCTGCCGGTCTGGACGACCTGAGCCAGCGCGCGGATCGGGCTGATCTCGGTCAGCTGGCGGGCGATCATCGCATCGATCTGGCGCGGCACGGCATAGCCGCCGTCGCTCGGGCTGGTGCCGGCGATCGACTTGATCTCATGCGTGTTGCCACGCCGCAGATAGCCATCGACGAAGCCCTTCACTTCTCTTTCCTCATCCATCACTTCGTTTCCTCTGCTAGAGCGTGGGCACAGTCAGGGCACGTCACGTGTTCGACCCATCGGGTAAACGGCCCGGACGCTCCGCACATCGTCCCCCTCACGTGGTCCGGGCTTATCATTCGCCCGAGGTGTATCAAGGCCAAGCCGCTCCGCCCATCTTCCTCCCGCATTGTCATGGTCGGCTCCTTTCAGGTGGGTGGATTGTGCCGCTCGCTCTATCCTGCGGCGAGCAATTTCCCTGCTCCAGCGACCCGGCCCAACCACGATGCGCTCTCCAGTCGGCAAGTGCAGAACGGACGCGCAATCCCCACGCCACTCCGCGATCCGCGCCACTTCTGCTTTATCGGTCACTGTGGTCTGTTCGGTCATAATCCACTAGCCCTCGCGCGCACCCAACAGTGCCCGCATCGTTTACATCGGATGCTGCGTAAATCATCGTGGCGCACGCGATAGCTTCCTGCCTCGTCGTGCCCCTTGATGATGCAGGCGAGGCGGCGTAACGCGTTCACCACCCCTCTCCCTCTTCGGTAGGGGTGGGCGTGTCGAGAAGGGCGAGGATGCACAATTCGTCAGGCATGGAGAACTCCTGCGGCAACGATCAACCATGCCGCTTTGCAAGCGATATGGACTGCCTGATCTTGGTTGAAGGTCAGATTACCGCGACACTTGGCGTCGTCAGTCAACCAGTGGATCGCTGCCTCTGCGAAGAACAGCCACCAGACCCCAGTGATAAGCGCCACGAAACCACCGTGAATGGCAGCGTGCGCGCCGAGGGCCTGCCACCAAGGAACACCGGGGATTGGCGCGGCGCGGTTCTTGGCTTTGGCGAGGAAGTCGCCTTGCAGCGGGTAGTCTGCGAGAGCGTGGGCCGTGATTAGCAAAACGGCCATCATGGCGAGGTCAGCGAACAGCATATTTCGTCTCCAGAGCATCGGCTGCGGCATCCCATACGCCTGCCGCCTTCTCGCAGTAAGCATCCCGGTTTGTTCGGCATTGCAGTGCCCGCCAACGGAAGTCATTCACCGCCTCCCGCAAAGCCCTCCCCCGCGCATCCCTCTGAGACTGCGGTGCGAGGGGATCGTAGCCGGTCGGCATTGGGTTTTCCCGGTCGCAATCGTCACATTGATGCGGCCACCGGACGCCATGCGCGCAACACTCCCGCGCATCCCCGCTGGCGGCGAGAAGTTCGGCCCAGCGTTCGATATCGTCCGCTATCGCGCCGCCGTAGATTTTGAGGTCGTTTGGCCCCTCGACTTGAGCAAGGTTCGGCCTGCGCCAGTCATCGGCCTTCCGGCGCATTTCCGCGATCTCACGCTCCACCACATCATCCGGGGTGCGCGCATCGGCGGGTGGCTGGGCAGTATCGGTGGATAGGGCGGCGATCTTACGAGCTGTGCGCCGCGCCTCATCCTCGGCGGTGCTGTTCCCTTCCTGCCATGGTTTAGGTTCGCCGCCCCTGGCCTGTGCCGCCCACACCATCGCCCCGTGAACAAGTTCGGCGATTGCCTCCCGCAGCCCCTCATGGCGCCCGTGCTGGGTGAGGATAGCGCGCTCAATGGCCTTCTCGTTCCGCCCGATCAGGTCGGCCAAGGCGATTGCCTGCCGCGCCTCATTGTCGGAGCCTTTCTCGCTGGCCGCATAAGCTCGCATCCGTATCGTCAACTTATCCGCGAGCGTTACCGGGTCTTGTTCATTGGTCATGTCAGTTATCTCCTTGGGTGGATGTGGCGGCTTCGCGCTTGCTGATTTCGGCACCGGCACCGTGCAAGAAGCCCACAAGGTAGGCGAAGATCACAATCGCAGCCGCGAGCGCCCACTCAATGCCGAGCGTGAACCAGACCGCGCCGAAAGCCATCGTGGTGAGCCACCAGCCCGCGAACGCCTTGGCTAGCCACGACGCCAAACAATCGCTGCCCATCTCACCTACCTCCTGTGCTGATACGGGTGGGGGGAGGCGGAAGAGGGAGCCACTCATAGCGGACGCTCTGGTTGTATTCGTCGGGAGCGATGGAGAACGGAACCGTTGCGATGCGTCCGGTCGTATGCCCATCCTCATAGTCCGGCTCGTGGTTCCCCACGCGGAGCCAAGCGCCACGGTCGTCCGCGACAAAATCCTCAATATCGGGATTGAACCGCCAGACTACGTGTCGCAGCATAGGCCAGCTTCCCCAATTCGGGTGATCGGCATCCCGTGCGATGAACACAGTCCCATCCTTCGGCGCAGTCTCAATGTCTTGCCATTCCATCTCAGTCATTCGTTCCTCCTGTAAGGCGGGCTATCTCTGCGATCCGCTCGCGGCCCAAGTCCGTCAGTTCCAGCTTCGCGGTGCGCCGGTCGAACGGCACAGGAAGGCGCTCGACCAGACCGGCGCGCTCCAGCTCGCCGACAGCGCGAAGCCCGGTCGTGGCAGGCGCTCCCGATGCGATGCAGGCACTTGTGACCGAACATCCGCCGTTCGCCGCTAGGTCGATCAGGATGCGGAACTGCGGCTCGGGCAGGCGACCGAACACCGCATCGCGCGCGCGGTAGATCCCCGCGCAGGTTTGGAGGAAGGTCATCACCGCCCCGCCTCGCAAGTGGGGTTCGGGGATAGTTCGGGACTCTCTGCGCCTGTTCTTGCCGTGTTCTGCCGCACGATGCCGCGAAAGCACCTTGGCGCTTGCGTCAGGAGCGCCGCAAACCTAAGGGCTTCTGCGTGTCGGGGAGTAGCGCAGCCTGGTAGCGCATCTGCTTTGGGAGCAGCTTCCCGACGATAGGCATGGTGCTGAAACATCAAGCTTTTTTCCTCTGATCGATCGCCGCTTCCGGACTATTCCGGGACTCTGTGGCGGAAAGCATCGCGCGAACGTCGTCCTCGAGCGCGTGCGCGTACCGCGAAGTCGTGGTCACATTCGAATGGCCGAGCAGCTTGGAGACCGCTTTCAGGTTCCCGCTCGCACGCAGGTTGCGGGTGCCGGCGGTGTGTCGGTTGTCGTGGAACCGATAGTCTTCGATCCCGGCGTCAGCGAGCGCACGCTTCCACTGCCGGTTCCATCCCTGTGCGCTGAAAGGGTATCGCTCGCCCTTCACCCGCTGTGGTCGATCGGCGCGCTTGGGCGACGGTCGCTGGCAGACGTAGGTGAAGACCTGCGGGCAGACCTTGGGCTGAGCGCGAATGATCTGCACCATGCGCGGGCTCAGCGGGAAACTGTGCCGGTTGCCGCCTTTGGCACTGACGGTCGCACGCGCACCGGTCAGGTCAACATCGGACCAGCGCAGGGTGACGATCTCCGCCTTGCGCTGGCCGGATAGCAGGGCGAACTCGACCAGCGGTTTCAGGTTCTCGGGCAGCGCGGCGAAAAGGCGATCCTCTTCTTCGGCGGTGAGTTCGCGGACCCGCATCTTTTCGGGGGCGAGCAGCTTGCCCCACGCAATGTCGGGCACATCGTAGTCGCGCGCGCCTGTCCAACGCACGACCCGACGAAGCAGCTGAACCTCCCGGTTCACGCTGGCATCGGACACCATGCCGCGCCGACGTGCCGCGTAGTCCTGAACCTGACGGAAGGTCACGTCATGGAGCATAGTGCGCCCCCCGAGCCCGGCCATGAGAAACGCGAGCTGGTAAAGCGTTGTCGCCTTGCTGCGCTTGGTGTCGCCGACCTGCGCCTGCCATGTGTCGCAGGCTTCCTCGACAGTGATGGTCTGCCGCGCCTTTTCACCTAGCGCGACTTTCCGCCGGTAATCAGCTTCAAACCGTTCGGCATCCCGCTTGGACGTGCAGCCAGTCGATCCATGATGGCGCTGCCCCTTCCATTGGAAGTCGAAGTGGTAACGCGGGCTTTTGGCGGGGCGATAGACGGACATGCTTCATCGTCCTGGCAGGTGACGCGATCGAGGTATTCGGCCACGTCTTCGGGCTTGTAGTAGATCTTGCGCGGGCTTGGCCGGACATAGCGGATTTTTCCTGCCGAACGCAAAGCGCGCAGGGTCCGCGGCGCGATGCCCAGCTGTTCCGCCGCTTCCGCTTCGGTCAGGAGGGCAGGCGCGCTCATGCGCTGTAATCCGGCAGAAGCGCGGGCATGTCCCCGCTTTCGTAGGCGGTCGCGATCCGCGGACGCACTTCGTCGCTGACCGTGCGGCCGTTGGGCAGCACGATGTTTGCCATGAACTCGTCTTCGAACACGGCGATGCCGCTCTCGACCGCTTCGAGCTTAGCCTTGATGACCAGCGTGAGCGCCCGCCAGCGTTGGCGACAGGCCTGCTCCCACGCCCTGTAGGCAGCAGCCTCGGCGCGTTCCTTGCCGGTCGGGGTTTCGGTGAACTCGCTGTCGTTCCGATCGGGCATGGGGAGGACGAAGCGAATCTGCCGCCCGCACATGGTGAAAGCGATTAGCGCGCGCTCTGCATCCCAGCCCGACATGAACTGGCTGGCGCCGTAGCGCTCCAAAGTGCGCTCGATCTCCGCCTTGCTGTTGGAGACCGAGACGCTGGTGTCGCTTGCGTAGCGGGGCATCAGATATTCCTCCCCTTCACCACCGCGCCGATCAGCACGGCGGTCGTTGCGTTCATTCGGATCAGGCGCAGGCCAAGGCGGCGGGACACGGCGTCCCGGTACTGGCGGCGCACGGCGTCGATCCGCACCGCATCGCTTTCCAGCGTGCGGCCCAGGTAGATGCAGGCCACCACGCTATGTGGCGCGATGCCGAGGATGGCCTTGGCGCGGCGCTCGGCGAATTTTAGGGTGTCGGTCATGCGTCGTCTCGCGATGCGTAATCGACAGCGGCGACAAAGACCCACACGAGGGCCGTGAGAAAGCCCAGCGCAGCAAACCAGTTGCCGTCGCTGACAGCCAATGCCACGCAAATCAGACAGCAAAGACCAGAGATATGCAGTGCCGTTTTCATGCACTCTCTCCTGTGTTGGAAAGGGCGGCCTTGCGTTCCATGTCTTTGAACACAGGGCGCAGCACTTTCAGGTCGAAATCGTCCAGGCCAAGCTTCTTGACCTTGCCCCAAGTCAGCCCGCTGTCCCTCAGTGCATCCTCTGCCACCACAGGCTCGTCATGCTGGTGGAGCATCGTGCTAATCGCGATTAGATAGCCGTGATTGAAGGCGTCAGCGTTCGCCTCCCGCAGCGCCTTTACTTCGGCTTCGCGGGCGGCTTCGGATGCAATGCGGTGGCGGGCGAAGGCTTGGTGAATGGCATCGCCGTCGTGCCCAGCATCATCGCCAAATGTTGATGGAGCGCCGCTGGCAATGTCGGCCAGTAGTTTATCGACCATATCGCGATGGAAGGCCTGCACGGCATCCCAATCCGCCTGCGTCACTTCTACCAGTTCACGATCAGACATTATCTGTCTCCTTGGGGGTGGAGTTGCGGTGCTTGATCGCGCAGTCTGCGTGCTGGACGCGCCAGCCACGACCGGGGATGCGTTCAAAGTGCCCTTCGCCAGCAGCGCAATGTTCGCCGCAGCGGTAGCAAGCGCCGGGATACCTGTTCCTCACAGCCCCATCCCCACGGTTACGCGGACAGGTGCGCTGGCGATCAGATCGGGGGACGCATCCCACGGCTTGCCGGTGCGGTATGTGCGCCCGCTCACGCCCCGAACTCCCGGCATTGCGGCAGATGCAGCAAAACGTAGGTTAGCAGGCCGACCAGACGGCGGCGGTTGCGCAGTTCGTCGAGCGCCGTAGCATCCTGCTTGCTCTGCGGAAGCAGGCGGGCGCGAGGAGGGCGGCGCAGGAGCATCACTTGGCCGCTCCCTGCTTGAGCTCGGCCCGGCGGTCTGCGATCCGGGCTTCGACGAGCTCGATCATGTCGGCCTCGCAGCCGCCGCGGACCTTCTTGGCCCAGTCCTGCTCGACCGTGTTGAGGTCGATTACCGTGCCCGCCTTGCTGACGCGCTCCAGAATGGCGTTGACCTGCTTGCGGGCCTCGCTCTGCTCGGGTTCGTGGGTATCGGGCTCGGGCTCCGGTTCCGCGCTGCCATAGCCCTGCTCGGCATCCAGTTGGCGCGCGGTTTCCTCGTCCACCTCCGTCATGCCGTCCTTGGCGGGCTGCTGGTCGATCACCTCGCCGGTGTCTTCGTCATGGTCGGCCAGTTCCTCCCGGCTGGGCAGGCGCTGAACCTGCTGGCGCGGGGGGGTGGCATCGCCGCCGTCAACGGTCGCGTAGGCGACTTCCTCTGGGTCGTGGATGCCGGAGAAGCCGAACGCGAGGCGCGCGCACTGGATCAGCGCCTTGTGGCGCAGCATCCGGCTGGGCATCATCTTCCACGGTTCGGTCCCGCGCCTGCATTCGTCGAGGTATTCCATCGTCTTGATCGGGCGGGTGCGATCCTTGCGGTAGATCGTCGCCTCGATCGCGGTGACGTTGCCCTTCTCGTCCACGATGTCTTCGAACTCGATCCCGTCGAACTGCGGATGCTCGTTCATGATACGAATCCAGCCATCGACCGAGACCATCGGCACGATGCCGCCGCCTTTGGCCGGGAAGGCGTAGATTTCCTTGGTCAGCGGGTTCAGCCGGTATTCGTTCGCCACCACCATCAGAGCGGCGAACTCCTCATCGGTCTTGCAGCCGGCGAACACGGTGGAACGCAGCGTGGAGACCAGCTTGCCCTCGCTGATCGAAAGCCGGGTCGCCATCTGCGCGAGCGCGCTGGGGCGCTGTTCCTGCCGTGCCGCGACCGCACGGGCCTGGCTATCGTCGATTGCCTGATTGCTGTTCGCCACTGCGCGGCTGCGGGCTGATTGTGCCATAGTGATTATTCCTCTTCGATCTTACCGAGAATGGCCTTGGTCGGGAAAGCAGGGGCGTCGTCGACGATCGCCATGACCTCGACGCGCTTCCAGCCATCCTCTTTCGGGTCGGGCACCTTTGCCACGTCGCCGATTGCCAACGGCTCGCCGTCGTTGTGATAGGTGTAGGTGCGGTTGCTCCATTCGTTGAAGCGGACGGCTACGAATTGTCTGCTCATCGGTTTCTCTCTTTCAGAAGGGAAGGTCGTCTTCGGACCCGTCGATTTCGGTCCTGACTTGCTGGAGAATCGCTCGCACGAGGCGGAAACCGACTTCGCGGTCTTCTGCCGTGCCCTGCGGGCTGAGCGCATCGCCGATCCGGTCGAGTTCGGCTTCCGTCACCGCGATCACAGCGGTCGGAAATTTCTCGT